AAGCTTTAGTGGATCTTTGTTGAAGATTCTACCAAAGTAGTTTGGAGCCTGTGGATCAAACGAAGCTGTAATAACGTTAGAATAAGCACCACTCAAACCAGCCTGACCGTTGAGCAACATAACGAACTCAGATCTGCCACCACTGAGGTTAACAGAACCAGTGATGGTTCCTCTCAGGACGCCAGTTGAGTTAGCAGCTGTGGTGATAGATGGTGCCGAGCTGACAACGTTGGAAGCTGACAGTGTAAGAATAACACCAGAAGCAGCCATGATGAAACCACGAATAATCGGTGTTGCTACGTTAGAAGCACTCATTGGAAGTGCCATGCCAGCATCTGAGAACATTGCTGAACCAGAAGACTGACTCATGAAACAGCCTAGAATGTATGCTCTGCCGGGATCGCCGTTTGCAACAGCGTTGTTACCATTGCTAAGAGCACCAGCGAGCGCTCCACCTTGTGGTTGTCTGTCTCCAACAATGAATCCTGCGGTTGGAACATTGCCTGTGTTTGTAGCTGCTGAACTTCTCTGTTGAGCCTGTCCAACACCAAGCACTCTAAGGAATGTAATAGCCTGGGCATTACGAAGCCACTCGTTTACTGCGAGTGGTCCGTTGATGAATCCGGTTGTAGGAGCTCCGAACTTTACGACGTAGTCATTGATTGTTGGAAGCGTATAAGGCACGAATGCTGGCCCCTTAATAGAGGAAGCAATAACGCCCGCAGGGATACCAACTGGAACAATTGCTGTTGGTCCAGTTAGATCTATTTCTCTTGCAGCTACGCCTGCGCTACCGAATGTTGTGTCTGGCATTATATCTCTCCAGCCATATGGCCAATTCCTAAGTAAGTATTAGTTCCGTGAGTTTTACGCAAACTGCACTCCACTGTTGGTAATGATGAAGTCAATTGCGATGATTTCAATTGCACGCGTGGGCACCATTCTAATTGTGCAGTTAACACGATTAGAATCTTCGTCTGCCGAGGTGTTATTTGTGTTGTCCGAAGTAACCTTGAACAACTCAATACCTTGCTTGACTTGCACGTTTGCTAGCATTGCGCTCAAGTTGTTAACCAAACGATCTCTGGTTGCTTGAGTGATCTGATCAAACAAGATCTTGTTACCGATGTCAATTGCGACTCTCTTGACTTCTAGAATCATTCTCTTGACATTGATACTGTCTAGAGCAGAAACCTGTTGCTGTAGTGTCTTCTGTGCGAAGATCACATAGCTTTGTCCCGGGAATCTGATAATCGGATTGATACGCGTCTGATACATGCGATCACGTTCAGGCTGATTGACTCTTGCTTGTGTGAGAACAACGAAGTCCAGAGCACCTCTGTTGAATCCAGCAGGAGCGAACCATGGGTAGGACACCTTGTCATTGTAACCCAAGGCAGCTAGAGCTGCTACAGATGCTGGTACTTGAACTCTTCTGTTGTTGGTCGTGTCATCAATTACAACGTTAGGGAAGTAGGCAGCTGCATGGTTGTTGTCAACCGCGCGCGTTTCAAAGTTGTTGGCAGTCTGATTGATATCAACAAACTTACCAATATCGCTGTCAAAGATACGATTTCCCAAGAAGTCGTAGTATGGAATGTCCATCAAGTAGAGAGCAAGTCCGTAGTCTCTGCACTTCTGTGCTGCATCGTCTGTAACGAATGGCTCACGGATACCTGGAAGTGCCAAGATGTTGATGTTTGAAGCAACTGCGTCGGTTAGGATTCTTGTTGCTGTCTGATACGAGAACACAGCATTGTTGTCAATACCCACACCAGCTTGGTTGCCAGTAAATCCTGGAGAAGTGAATGAAGCAGCTGCACCTCCAAGGATTTCCGTAGAAGTTGCCTTGTCTGTGAATCTTGAAGCTTCCTTGTCTAGAATGTTGGAACCATCCCAACCACCATACATAACCATGCTGAACTTCATGTAGTCAGCGAAACGGTTAAACACGCTGGAATCTGAACCAGACTGTAGAAGTGAAGCAAAGGTGATACGATTACCAATGCTGTCAGCAATTTGGTAGGTGCTTCCATCTGGAGCTCCGTTACGGATGTATGCAGTCTCGCGCATGTGAGCAGTTGCAGATGCTGTAACGTCCGTCATTGTGGTGTTTGAAAGACAAACACGAGCTAGAGTAAACTTGTTACTGTTGAACGTGTCAGTCTTTGAACCAGTTACAAGAACATCAAGCTTGTCAATACCCGCAAACTTAGTAAGCGAAGCAATCAAAGCATTTGGCTCTGTTACAATGTTCTGATCTAGAACGTTGCTGTTGTTGATGTTTGTTCCTCTTTCAAACTTAACACCCCAGTAGAGTCTAGAGTCAACCACTTCGGTTGGACCTGGATAACCTTCAAAGATTGAAGATGCAGACACTGGTCCTCTTGTGACCTTGAATCTGTAAGGGATAGGAGGAATGATGGCTCCCAATACCTTGGTATCAAAACCTGAACCAGAAGCGCTGAGTCTGATTGTACCAGCTGAAGAGCTGATGTCGGTCAAAGCGGTGTTGGTGTTCAACAACTCTGGTCCGTGGAATCCGAATGGAAGGCACTTCTTAGGTGTCAGTCCGAAGTCTACGTCAGTTGTCATTACCACACGAACATACTTGGATCTGTTTGGGTACTTGCCAGACTTCACCAGTCTACGATCATCAATTGCTAGAACGTCAAAGCTGTAAGCAACCTTAACATCTCCAATGATTCTACCAATGTAGTTGTCAGAGTTGGGATCTAGAGTCAAGTTGTTGTACTGCTCTAGGATCTTTGGGTTAAGATCATTATCGTCAAATGTTCTGATAAGCAAGGCAAAGGTACCGTACTCGTTACGAGGATCGGTAGATGCTCTTACGTTAGCAATTGAGATCTTGTACTTGCTGTTAGCATAAGCACCGTCATCCAAAGGCTCAACACGGAACAAGTCATATTCAGCTATACCGAAAGGCTGGCTGATAATCATTGGTGTTGTTGGGGTCGTGTATCTGGTGTTCAAGCTACCAAAGGCATCACGGAAGGTTAGACCTGTGTTGCCAGAGGTTGTAGAGGTGTTTGTTGTACCAGAAACAACCACAATGGAGTCAACCACTGTTGAGATTGTAGCTAGTTCATCATCAACTGCAAAGTCGCTATAGTACAAGTGCTTTTGTTCACTGAACTTGTCTGGATCTGTGTTGAGGATCTTACCAATGTAGTTTGCGTCCGTTGGGTTCAACGAAGCTGTAAGGATTCTTACGCCAGCGTAGCCATCGGAGTTAGCAAATGAGGCGCCGACGCTTGAGGAGATAACAAGCTTAAACTTCTTGTATGTTGGGCTTGAAGTACCCAAGTCAATAGAAGCAGCATCGTCCATAAGCGAGCTGAAGGTATCTGAAGCACTCATCACCATGATACGCGTATCAGATGCAGGGAAAATAACACCACGAACGAGGTTTACTGTTCCAGAAGCGCTTGAGGTTGCATTGGTGAAAAAGCTGTCATTGTCTGAGAACATTGGGAAGCCATAGACTTCAGTTCCTGTAACAACATGCTTTGCAATAATGAACTGAGCTACACCATTGTAACGAGCGTCAACACCACCAGATGGAGGCGTTACAACAGATCCAGTGAGAGCGAAACCAGCATTCTTAACGGTACCTCTGATAAGAGTGTTTTGAAAGTCTGTAGCAGTCGTGTTAGAGCCAGCGCCGAGGATACGAACGTATGTAAGCGAGAATCTGTTGTCTAGCCACTTTTGTGCGGCATATGGAGCTGCAAGCTTGGGACTTAGGTCACCAAACTTAACGATAAAGTCACTGAATGAGCCTACGGTTACCGGTACGAAAGCTGGACCCTTAATAGCTGCGCCACCGATACCTGCTGGGGTACCGGAAGGTGCGACAACTCTAGCCGAGAGGTCAATTTCACGGTCGTAAAAACCTGGGCTTTTGAATACTTGTTCAGGCATCTGTGGTCCCTCTTCTTATTGGAGTCAGAAGTAATCTTCTTGGATAATTATGTCTCTATACTTGCGATTGCTAGAGTTCAACTTGGTTACTACTTTATTGTCAGTAGAAACTCGTCCAAGGAAGTAACGCCAGAAGTGGTGTAGATCGTTTCACCCTTCTTCTGGTTTCGTTCTATAATCTTTACATATTTAGTTTGCTGTTTTCCGGTTCTAGGATCTACGCTAGTTTTCTTAACCAGAAATTTCTTCTCTGTGGTTTCAGTCTCGGTTTTAGTTGGTTCTTCTCCAATATTTGACAGAACGAATTGATCATCACTGGTTGGTATCTGTGATTTACCAATAACTTGGTCTGTTACGGCTTCAAGTTCAAAGTCAATTTGGGGTGCTGATATGTGTCTACGAATAGGTACTGCATTACCAGGACCATTAGCTGCAAGAACAAACGACTTCACCTTCATTGTAAAGCTGTAACGTACGACCTTCTCCTGGTCTACGAAGTCGTCAATGTTCTCTTGGTTTGCAAACTCATCTTCTACATAAGCAATGAACCAGTATCCCTTGTCAGTGTTTAATCTGAACATCTTGCCTTGAGGCAAGAAAGAAGAGAAGAGAGTCATTATGAGATAGTTCATGTGTTGCGTATAGCTGGTCCAGAACACAATCTCATATGTAGCTGTGTAGAACTGTGGTTGAGGAATTGTGATTATCTCAAATACGTTGTTGCCCAGGTTGGGGTCTAATAGAATACCCTGTTGAGTACCAAGATTGACATTGATCCCTTCAGAACCTATCTCTGGACGTATTGAGGTTGGAGAAAGCTGAGCATTTTTGAGACCGATCTTGTTGATGAGGTTCTGGTAGTCTCTGTCACTGGAATCTAATCTTCTCTTGATGACAAGATTGCCTGTTGACTGATTCATACCTCTACCAACGAAGTCTTCTGGAGTCTGAGCAATAGAAGTTCTACGAATAGAGATAGCTGGAAGTAGTAAAGCTTGGTTGCGATCTCTTGGTGGTCTCAGACGCTTTACAAGAGCAAATCTTTCACCCGTTGCCATGATGACAAATGGCTTGTTGAGCTGTACGGACTTGGCATCTTCCGAACCTTCAATCTTGTAGTAAACAGTGTTGGCAGCAAAACCAATGTCCTTGTTGAACAAAGCTTTCATAGCTCTGTCAACATCTTCAATCTCACACGAAGGAATTGTTATGCCATCATCAAGCGTAGCACCTTCATAACCAGAATCAAGGTGATCCACTGGATTACGAGGGTCTCTAGGTATGTTGAAGCGCGTGAAGTTGTCAGTCATGTGATTAAGTAGAAACGATCAAGAAGCTATTCGTCGTAGAATACGTTTGCTTTCTTGGTCTCATCTATACCCACTTCTCTTGGACCTTCACCCAAAGCTGTCTGTGGAGCATCTTCTCCCAAACGATCTCTCTGTTGACGTACGTCGCCTGTTGCACCTTCAATGTTCTCAGGCAAACCTCTCTGTTGAACGAATGTCTGTTGCACTGAAGACTGTTCAAATGGTTGAGACGTATCTGCTCGTGGGGCAAAGAACGTCTTGGGATCAAATTGTCCAGGTCTTGCAAGAATGCCGGTTAGCTTGAAGCCAGTGGCATATTCTTCTTGTCCATAGATATTTCCTAGGTTAAGGAATGAAGTAATCTCAAACACAGCATCACCGTAGGTGAAGTAATCGCCCTCATGTATATTGATACCTTTATCCAGTAAGTCCCTTGCCTGTACAAAGACTTCAAGCTTGTTAGTTTGCTCTTGTCCGAAGACGTTGTTTCTGTTTTCCCAAGTTGGCTGTCCGGCGAGCACGTCAAGCTTGATGGGGTTTTCAAAAATCTTGTGAATAGCTTCATCATACACGTCGTGGACATTGGTCTTGAGCATTGAAATAGGCCAGTAGGTAATCTTCTGTCCAACAATGTCCTTTACAAATTCCTTCGTTACATCGTTAATGAATTCAATTTCTCTGCGGGTTAAGAACAAACGTGCCATGATAGTAAGTAGCTAATCATTGTCGGCGTAATTTAGCAATTCTACGACCTTCGGTCATCTTTTGAGCTGCGATGGTCTTCTGTTCTAATGTCATGGAAGCATTGCGCTTAACCATGCGTTCTTTAGCTTTCTCTCGTCTTTCCGCACTATCTTTCCAGGCTTCAGTATTGCGCTCAATTGATAGCTGACGACCTTCTTCTGTATTGTAGAAAGCTTTGATTTTGGACGAGACTTCTTGTTTGTAAGAAGGGTCTGCCCAGAGTTTTGTAAAACGATTAGATGCATCACAAGCTGTTTCCTCTGGCGTCTTAGAGAAACACGATCGTTCTTTAGCCTCTTTGGTCGGTTTGAGTTGAGAGTTATAGACTTCAATTCCTTGTTTGATGATCTCTTGGAGATGGAATTCTTCTCTAACTAATCGTTCAGCTTTGGTTGAGTTTTCCATTACTTCAATAACATCAAATACAAATGCATCTGTTCCATGTGTATTGAAACTGTTGAGAAGATGTTGATTTCTATGAGTTCCTTTTTCAAAGGCTCGTTTATGATCATACCACCTTCGTTCAAATTTAGCAGCAGAACCAATATATGCCTTGTTAACAATCGTATTGGTAATTTTGTAAATACCTGATTTGTTAGAATTGGTTTGATAATTGAATTTCATAGGTTCAGTATGAATCAAGAGCCCCCGTTTGTATTATAATCAATTACCAGATCTTAATCGCATATGCTGGAGGCATTGGAAGAAAACTCATCTGTTTCATCAGGTTTTCTGCTTGTGTAGCCTGTTGTTCTGCTAGCTTGCTGAAGCTGAGACCCTGAAGGTATTCATTGAGGTGAGTAAGCAGTCTTTCCTTGTCTTCTCTAGCTTGAGTAACCAACTCTTCACCGTCCAACTCAAGGGTAGCACCTGGGATCGGAAGACTCTTGATTTTTCTACGGATAGAACCCAAAACTTCTCTTGCGAGCGCCAGGGTATATTGCATGATCCAGTTCTTTGCCCACTGATTCAGTGTAGCATAGGTAACAAGACCAAAGGGAACATTGGCAGGGTTAGAAGCACCGAAATATGTTGCAGCTGTGGTAGAAGTTCCTCCACCAATGAGAGAACCGCTAGCATCAAAGAATGAACCGGATGGAAACGGTGTAGCATTGCTTGTAAAGCCAACTCTAATCCACAACTGGTTGTTCAAACCTTCAATTAGGTTACTTGGAGCAGGGAATACCTGAATATTTCTACCTGAAATCTTGTATGAGTAGTGAGATCTTCTTACCTTGGCAGCACTCTTGAGCATGTCAGCCCTGAGAATGTCTTCAAACAAGGGAAGAACATAGAATCTTGTGTCTGGAATGT